CTTGGCCTTGATATACGCTTGATGCGCCTCTTCCGGCGTAAGAAAATCGCCAAGCCAATGGGTTTTGCGGTTGATAGTAATACTTGCGCGCCACTTATTCTGAAAAAAAATGACCCCGATAAATCCAGATTTGTTGCGGCTATTAGGGCGGCGAACATTTTGCGAGTTTCCAGTTGGATCGACTACGCGAAGATTGCACAATCGGTTATCATGCTTATCGCCGTTCACATGGTCGATAAGACCTTGCGGCCATTCTCCGTGCGCCAGCAACCACGCAAGCCTATGCGCTTTGTAGATTTTTCCGCGATAACCGACAGTGATGTATTTAGCGGTAAAGTTGCCCGCAATGTCGCTTGGCTTAACAGCTTTGGAAACTCTCTCTTGCCATGTCAAAAGACCAGTTTCAGGGTTGTAGCTAAGGACGGCGCGCAGATGTTCAGTGATCATGCATTCAATGCTTACCTTAAAACTACTAAAGGTCAAGCATAATGAAAAGTCCGATCTTAGGGTCGGCGTATGTCGCTCGAAGCGTCAACGCCGCCGACAACCGCATGGTCAACCTCTTTCCGGAAGTTGTCCCAGAGGGCGGCAAAGAGCCTGCGTTCCTTCAGCGTGCGCCAGGACTGACTCTGTTGGCTACGCTTGGCGTTGGCCCTGTCCGCGGGCTGTGGCAGTTCGGCGACTACGGCTACGCTGTGTCGGGCAATACGCTGTATAAGATCGACAGCAGTTGGAACGCAGTTGCCAAAGGCACGGTAGCAGGCTCAGGGCCGGTCAGCATGGCCGACAACGGCACGCAGCTATTCATCGCCGCCGATCCGCAGGGTTATATTTATAACTCTAGCACCGACGTGTTTCAGCAAATCACAGACCCTGACTTTCCCGGTGCGGTGACGGTCGGGTACATCGACGGCTACTTTGTGTTCAACGAACCCAACAGCCAGAAGATTTGGGTGACGCAGTTGCTGGACGGCACCAGCATTGATCCGCTGGAGTTTGCCAGCGCCGAAGGCAACCCTGACAACGTAGTGGCGATCTTTGTCGATCACCGCGAAGTCTGGGTGTTTGGCTCCAACTCGACTGAAGTTTGGTACGACGCAGGGCTGCTCGACTTTCCGCTGGCACGCATCCAAGGTGCGTTCAACGAACTTGGCTGCGCTTCGCCGCACAGCATCGCCAAAATGGACAACCAGATTTACTGGCTGGGCAAGGACGCCCGCGGGCAGGGCATGGTTTTCCGCGCGTCGGGCTACATCGGCCAGCGCGTGTCCACGCACGCTATCGAATGGCAGATGCAGGAATACGCCAACATCGGCGACGCTGTGGGCTACACCTACCAGCAGGACGGCCACAGCTTTTATGTGCTGAACTTTCCTTCCGCCGACACGACATGGGTGTTCGACGTGGCAACGGGCGCATGGCACGAACGCGCGGCCTTTGCCAACGGCAATCTTAACCGCCACCGCGCCAACAGCCAGATGTTCTTCAACGCCACAAACGCTGTCGGTGATTATGAGAACGGCAAACTTTACAAGTTTGACCTTGAGGTGTACGCCGACGACGGCCAGCCGCAGAAGTGGCTGCGGTCGTGGCGGGCGTTGCCAACCGGCGCTAACAACCTGACGCGCACCATCCAGCACGCCATGCAGCTAGACTGCGAGACAGGTGTGGGGCTGAACACTGGACAAGGCAGCAACCCGCAAGTCATGCTGCGCTTCTCTGACGATGGTGGGCATACCTGGTCGAACGAGCATTGGAAGTCGATGGGGGCGATTGGCGAATACGGCAATCGCACGATCTGGCGGCGTCTTGGCGCGACGATGAAGATTCGCGACCGGGTGTACGAGGTGTCGGGTACTGATCCGGTGCGCATCTACATCATGGGCGCTGAGTTGGCCTTGAGCGGGACGCGAGCCTGATGGCACTCGCGCCGATCAACCCTACGCAGCTTACGCCGCCGCGCGTCGCGTTGATCGACGACCGCAGCGGTGCGATTAGCCGTGAGTGGTATCGGTTCTTTCTGTCGCTGCTGACGGCTACGCAGACCAACCAAGCTGAGACAGAACTCGCGCCCGACACGTCGTCGCTGCTGGCGTCCTATGACGCCATGTTGGCCGATCTTGCGCAGACGACAGAGACGCAGCCAGAAGGCGCGTCAGTGTCTGCCTTGGCGGTCGTACAGAGCGAAACGCAAGCCTTGGCGGTCACGCCGCCGGGTGCGTCGATGTCTGCTTTGGCAATCGTGCAAAGCGATTTGCAGGCGCTGGCGCTGGCCCCGCCGCCAAAACAAGCCCGCACCCCTCGCTACGGTTCATTCTACGACACCACGACGCAGACCGCGGCTGCAATAAACGTTGCATATCCCATGACGTTTAACACGACCGATTTGTCGTTTGGCGTAACGAGAGGTAGCCCGACATCACGCATCTTCGTAGACCGGCCCAACATCTACAACGTGCAGTTCTCGGCGCAGCTAGATAAGACCGCTGGCGGCGTCGCTCTTGTATGGGTATGGTTACGCAAAAATGGCACAGACGTGCCAGACAGCGCGGGGCAAATTCGCATTCAAGGCAATAACGCTGAAACCCTTGCGGCTTGGAATTACATCATTCAGTTGAATGCTGGCGACTATATTGAGTTGATGTGGGAAGTGAGCGATACATCGGTGGAGTTGCTGGCCGAAGTAGCATCTGCCGTACACCCTTCGATTCCTTCGGTCATTCTTACTGTGACTGACAACATAAGCTCTATGGAGACCTGACATGGCCGTGAACATCAGCAATATCATCCCCGCCAAGACGGCGGAAGCTACGCAAGTCACGCAGTACACGTCGAGCGGCGTGCAGACGATCATCGACAAGTTCACGGCGACGAACTACTCGGCGTCGCCAGCGACGATCAGCGTCAACCTGATCACGGCTGCGGGCAGCGCGGGCAATGACAACTTGATCGTCAAGACCAAGACGCTTCAGGCCAGCGAGACGTACACGTTCCCGGAACTGGTCGGTCACGTCCTGCCCAACAATGGCTTCATCTCCACAATCGCTGGCACGGCGTCGGCCATCAACATCCGCGCCTCGGGGCGTCTGGTTAGCTGATGCTGATTAGGTGCTTTGACGCGGCGATTGCCAACGCAGCGGCGAATCATCCAGACGTGCGCCCGTATCTTGGGCCGTCTTCGCTTGGAATGCTGAAATTTGAAGACGCAATTGCCGAAGACAAGAATTGGTTTTTGATGGGCGAGCATGGCGGGTTTGCTTTAGTTTGGAGCGCGCCAACCGTTTACGAAGTCCATGTGTTTATCTTGCCAGAAGGCCGCGGCAAATGGGCCGCAAAAGCCCGCATATCGATGCTTGAGTTTGCTAAAGAGAACGGCGCTAAATTGCTTTGGGCGCGCATATCGCCAAAGGCTAAACTTGTTTCGATGTTTGCGCGCCGCGGGGGTATGAAACCTACCGGAGAAATGCTAATCACGCTAGGGTTTGCCTACGACGTGTACAAGATGGAGTTATAGCCATGCCTCCCGCAATTATCGCAGCCGGAATTGGCGCAGTCGGTGCTATCGGCGGTGGTCTGATCGCGTCAAGCGGCGCTAAGAAAGCCGCCGCGCAGCAGGCGCAGGCCGCGGAACAGGCGCAACTATCGCAGGAGCGCGCGTTTGAGCGGCAAGTTCAACTGCAAGAGCCGTTTCGCCAAGGCGGGCTAACCGCGCAGGCGCAGATTATGAACTTGCTTGGGTTGGGCGCGCCACCTTCGGCGGCAGGCGCGACTGTAGATGTTCGCCAGAACCCGCAAGCCTATGGCTTACGCGAGATCAACATTCCCAGCATCTTTGGTTCTGCACCGCAGTCTTTTTACTTAGACGCCCAAGGCAACACCGTTGATGACATTGAAGCCTACGCCGCGCAGAACCCCATATCAGCGCCTGCGCCTGCTGGCGGTGCGCCCCCATCTGAGTTTGGCAGTCTGGCCAAGCCGTTCGGCGCGGAGCAGTTTCAAGCCGATCCAGGCTACGCCTTCCGGCAAGCGGAGGGCATGAAGGCGTTGGAGCGGTCGGCAGCAGCGCGCGGCGGTCTGCTGTCAGGCGGCACGCTGAAGGGCATCCAGCGGTTCGGGCAGGACTTGGCCAGCCAAGAGTATGGTAACGCCTTCAACCGCTACCAAGTCGAGCGCGCCGCGCGACTCAACCCGCTTCAGTCGCTAATGGGTTCGGGTCAGTCGTCGGCTAATACGCTGACCGGCGCTGCTGGGCAGCTTGGCCAAGGCCAGGCGCAGTCGCAGCTTGCCGCAGGGCAGGCCCGCGCGTCGGGCTACGTCGGCAGCGCCAACGCGCTGGGCGGCGCATTGAGCAGCATCGGTCAGGCGGCGTCGTCGTACCCGCTGTATCAAGCGCAGATCGACTATCTAAAGCGCGCGCCAGCAGGTAGTTTGGGCGGCAGCGGTAACAATATGCTGCCGGGTACAAACGCGTTCAATATACGTCTTCCTGGATAATAAGGACGGACAATGGCTAATCAAGCAATCGCCCTTCAAGCCCGCGCACCGCAGCAGGGTAACTTCTTGGCCCCTGCCATTCAGCAGGCTGGCCAGATGGCTAACCGCATGGCCCAGCAGCAGGCGTTGGATCGGCAGACTGCGGTAGCGCAGCAGGCTATGGAGATTGAAAGAGCCAAGGAAGGCCGCGCAGTGGCGGGCGAAGAACGCGCGGCGGCAAAGTTTAAGGTAGATCAAGATGCGTTGGTCTACGCCAAACACCGTCAGTACGCCCCTGCGGTCATTCAAGGCGGCGCGGCTGTCTATCAGCAGTGGTTGGAAGGCGTTAAGCAAGACAACCCGCAGGCAGCACAAATATTTGAAAGCGCCATGCCTGCCGCAAATTTTGACAAAGATGCGTTTACCCGCATGGTGGGTACAATGGATCAGAACTTTGAAGCCCGTTATGGTAAGGCGATCACCAAGGAACTGATTACGCCCGAAGG